TGTAGGAACTTGGATAATGTGTTTTGGCTAATACGTATTTCTTTGCGTATTTGCGGACCCGTTAAGGCTTGGAAGTTGTCGAGTATAAATCGTTCTTGTTGTGGTGTCATGTTAAGTTTGTTTAGTTGTGTTAAGGTAAAATATAGGTTATTCTATGTTCGGTTGTTCATCGTCAGCAGGGAAGCGTTCGAGTATAATGGGTTTTACTTCAGCCTTCTTTCTAGCTGATTTCGCTAGTCGGTAAAAGGCTTTAACTTTTGATGCTGGTATGTGCATACATTTCGTTTCTATCGGTTCTGTGTATGCTATTTTCGGTCTGCCTGCTTTTTTGGTCATGGTGTTAAATTAAAGTTTGTTTATATTCTTTCAATGATACATTTTTTATTTTAGATATTATACTATCTCTAATTTGTTTATCTTTTGCGTCTTGTATAATTTCCTTTTCTTTTTGCTCTTTAAGCATATCGTAATACTTTTGATTATCTTCATCAAATAAGATATAATCAGATAAATCGTAATCCGATATTTGGCATTTAGTTCCATCTTCTTCTTCTGCCATAAGTCTACCATCTTTTCTGATTCCGATAACTTTTAGTTTATCTTTTTTATACCCGTATGCGGTTGGTTTCTTTTGAACCCAAAAAGGCACAAAGTCTTGATTCTCTTTTTTGTAATCATCAATAAACTTTTTAACTGCTGTGAAAGATGAACTTTCTTTTGTTTTATCTTCTGTTATTACACATTGGAATTTTTCATAGTTTGTATCAAACTCAATGTCGAAGCCTCTGTAATTTTCAATTTTAATTTTATTCATGTCTTTTAGTTTTGTAATGCAAATATACACCTATTTTTTATATTTTATATTTTTATTGAAAGTTTTTTTGGATTAATTATAATAAACCACCAACATTTCTCTCCGTATAGCATTAGCCAATTGTAAATCCTCGATTAGCTGCTGATTCGTACTGCGTGAAATTAGCTTGTTAGCCTCGCTAATATTGAACATAATTACCGATATAGGGTGTAAGCATTGGTAGTGAATGGTCATAGTGGTGTAGAGTTAAATTCATCATACCATTGCATCAAATCCCCTAAGCTACGAATTATGATATACACCCCACCTGCTTGGTTAATTGACTGCTCGTATAGTTTTTGGTCGGGTTTCTGATAGTCACGTCCGTACTTTACCTCTATCTTAACACTTATACCAAACTTTGACCATGTAGGCTTAATCGTAGCTGAAATATCAGCACTACCTTTTGTGCCAGTACCTTTTTGCCATTCAACACTACCGACTATTCTAGTACGACCTAATACGTCTTTAACCTCTTTCTTATTGTCTTTCATTCTACCCATTGTATTAATCCTTTCGGCTTGGTGTCCGTTGAACCTTAAGAAGTCAATAGCACATCGAGTTAATCCATTCGCCGAATTATCGGTTTTGTCATACCATCCATCCTCTCTACGTTCCTTGTCGGTCATGGTTACATTGTATTTCCGTTCGTGATGTGATAGTTTCAATTCTATCATTCGTTGTTTTTCTTGCTTGGTCATTTTTAATGTAATTTAATATGAAAGTTTTCCGTTCCGATTCCTTGCAATATTTCATTGCTTTTAGGATTAGTTGTGCTTTTTTGGGTGTCATTTTTACATATTTAGTTTTTTATAATAAGTCAACCACTGGTTGTTATCGGTTGTCATTTGGTTGTTATCCTCAAACGCCCTATTTACAATAGTTTCAGCGTTTTTAACAACTAAAATCAATAACAACCAAAAAAAAATTGAAAATTTCACTTTTATTTTTTTCATTTTTATTTATTTGTTTTGAGTTGTCAACTTGGTTGTTAGTTTAAAATGGTTGTTTTTTGGCTTTAAAGTCAATGTTTATAGTACTTTGAGCATAACAACCAACGGTTGAAAAATAACAACCAAAAGTCAACTATTTGTCAATTTCTGTCTTGTATTTGTAAATCATCTGTTTACTCACCCCTAAAACGTTGCTCGCATCAGAAACTTTCAAATTAGGATTTGCCTCGTACATTTCTTTAAATAATTCAAACTTAGTTTTGTTCTTATTATTGACAATTATCTCCTTCATTTCGGTATTTTCAATGGTATTCACCTTCACCTTTTTAGCCATCTGAATGAAGTATTTTGATAACTTTTCAGCCTTCAATATAGATTCTTTTGATACTTTGTATGGGTCATTATTCATCATATCCATGTAGTAATTCAAAACATGAATGAGCAATGCAAATCTAGGAATATAAGATTTTTGTTTTGGCAACATAGATTTCATGTACTCGTTTTCTTCGTCTGAATTTTGCACATCGGTAATGTCATTGAACATCCTTTGCCATTCTTTACGTGCATCAGGCGTTAAAACCGCCGTATGTGGCTTTATTTCCCTATCCTCGTCATAATCCATCATATTGAACTTTACATGGTCGTAAAACGAAACTATGAACGTTTCATACCATTGTATAGTTTCTTCACGCATTTCGTTGGTATTGTACTTCTCGATTTCTAAATCAGGGTATGTTAGTAGCATCCTATCAACGAAGCCATTATCTTTATTTTCTTCGGTGTAAGCCATAGCTAGTATCGAAGGTTGAATACCACCTAATACAGGTATAAACGGCTTATCTACAAACGATGAACGTGCAGTCTTACGATTCATAGATACAGCCTTGCCACTCCATGATGATAACCAAAATTCCAAGTCACTACCTGCTCTATACTTGTTCATGTCTTTAAACCACCCATTCAATTCATCTTTGAATACACCTACTGCGTTCTTTGATTCTTGGTGCAAGTCAATTAACGCCTCGAGTGTAATATCATTGGCAATAAACTGTTGCTTAACTGGCTTCTTTACGTGTTCATGTTGCTTCTTTTCATCTTCATTAGCCTTTTGATATATCTCATACTTCTCATATTGCCTAATATAGTCCTTTATCTTCTTTGAATTAACCCTTTGCAATGGATAGATTATGTTATTAATTGAAGGTGTTTTGCCTAATCCTGCACGACCTACAACCGCCACCCAAATATTCGCCATTTCATACCAACCTTTTTTAACCTCGATTTGCATGGAATTACCAACGATAACGGATATAAGCCATAGCATAGAACAACCCATGTAATCTATTGAACTATCTAAGGTTTGGTTGCATTCTATGATATACTCTTGAATTTCTTTAGGGAATATGTCAATAGGGAATAGTAGTTCATCTTGCTTAATCTTGATGGTTTCTTTTATTTCGGTTGTTTTCTTGTAAACTATTCGTGAACCAAAACCTTTATTATACAATTCTTTAGCTGCTGCGGTAAAATCCCCACGATGATTCTTTATCGTGTATGCTTGGAATGGTGTTATAAGTTTCTCATTTGGGTAAATCGTACCGGTAGAGAATAGATACATACAACCTGAATCAATGTACACATAACCGCTTTGTGATGATGTTGCGCCATGTCTAAGGATAATGTAATGCTTTGAAAGTTTCTTTACTATCTTAAAATCTTCACCTATAATGTCGAAAATATTAGTCTTGTCATTGTAGTCCTTCCATGATGTTATGCCTTCGCTTTCAGGGTAAATAGTTGCAGGTTTTTTAGTTGGGACTATTTCTTCTTGTGCCTCAACAAAGTTGTAAGTCCTACATATATCCCAAAGTATTTGGCGGTCACGTTCGGTTATCTCTTGAATTTCGGTATAATCTAACTTAGATATTTTATTCTCATAGACTACGACATAACCGCCTTTGCCTCGTGATTCAATAACGCACTGCTCATGCCCTTCTAATTTAGCTATCTTAGTATTACCTACAATAGTTTTGCACTTGTATAGTATGTGATAGCCTTGATTCTTTGTTTTGTAGATAACGAACTTTAAATCAAAATCGTCTATGTTTGAATGTAAGTACTCATGTAGTTCATCCCAAAACTTAGCTTGTTCGGGCAATGTTGGGAATACTTTTAAATCAACGTCTATAACCTCAACGTTGTTGTACCCAGTGATGATAGCAACGTTTTCAGTTGCTTCCATTTCTATCCCATCATGCTTAATATAACCACCTTTGTAGTTATACCGCTTTGTAAATTCTTCTTTACTTAGTTGAGTGGTTTGGTTCGGTGACCATGAGTAATTGGCTTTTTTATCCTTGCTTAATGTAGCTAAAGATAAACCTGAATCAAGCAAGCGTAAACATCTTTCAAGTGTAATCATAAGTGTGTTTTTTATAGCGTTTGAATAAAAACCAAAGGAAAGAAACGCTAACTTTTACGGATATGCCTACCCAACCTTTGATTTGTAAAGATAGTTATTTTAAGATAGAAAGATTAGCTTTTTTTGAAACCGCACGAAGTTTGCAATGTTTATTGTGAAAATCTACAAAATCTTTTTTTACGTTATCACAAACAAAATAAGTTTCAACTTCGTTGTCATTAGTTTCATTAACCATTGCCCACAAATAGAAAACATCATAATTAGACACCCACAAATTAAACATTTGTATGAATGTCATATCATAGTGGTCAATATGTGTATTCTCTTTAGTCAAAACTTCACCAGTGCAAATACATTTAGTCACGCCATAAACTACGTTACCGTTTCTATATTTTTCTATTTCATTTCTGATAGCTGAACGGCAAGCCATTTTAACTTCATCTAACTTCGTACGTTCTTTAATGCAATGCGTAAAAGATATGTCAGTTGTTGTGCCATCTACTCTATTAAGTTGGAAGCATCTGTTAAACTTGTTTTTAGCTATTGAAATAAATTCAATGCCATAGCCTAATTTCTTTTCCCACTCTGAATGGTTCATAAAAATTTCCATAAGAAACTCATGGTCTTCTTTCAATGCAACTTTTTCATTCACATTGTACTTGTAAAGGATTTCTCTACACTTTTCTGTTTTTTGTTTTTTATTCATAAAATTAAAAAACCCCTAATCGGTCAATGAAGTTGCAGTTTCACATTCCAAAAAGGGGCAATAAATTTGTTTTTAAACGGCTCTGCAACGTGCCTATAACGTCTGCAAATATACTACAACCTAATCAAAGTTCCAAGTATTTTTTCATTTAAATACTTCTCCCTTTCATACTTCTTCTTACACTCACTACAACGACTATCTAATCCATCAAGCATGCCTTTCATCTTGTAAAAATCTCGTGGCGCTTTAGGGATAAAACATTGTTTGCATCGTTTCAAAGTATTCATCAAGTTGTTTTATTGCGGATCAAAATGGCAAATCAGAACTTTCGACCACTTGCGCTGTTTGCACTTGTGCAGCCTGTTCCTGCTTATCAGCTACCTTAATAACCCCATCAGTCCAAAATACTTTGCCATTGGCAAAATAGTACTTTGGTTGTTTTGCCTCACGTTGTTCCTTGCTTTGTTCAGCAAAGAATGAAACGTTTTGCCCAAATTGGTTAGACTGCTCGGATATTGAAGCCGAGAATTTAAAGCCTTTTTCATTTTTTGATTTCGTAACTCTTACGATTTCTTCTAGTTTTTCTAGGGTAATGTAACCCGATAGTAATGCACTCATGTTGTTTTAGCCGTTCGTGGCAAGCGTTGTTTAATTAAAAAAGTTGAGTTTGTATAGTAGGTGAATAACTAGCATCGTATCTGCTGTTATCGCCTTTAGGGTATGGATGTTGTTCGTATTTAATTAGTTGTTTCATTTTCTTTACATCTGATTTATTACCTAAAAAGTAAAAGTACCTATGTTTTCTTGCTCTATCAACCATATAAACATTATCTTCCCCAAACTTCTTTTTTAGTAGTTCGACTTTATTTATATGACCAAACTCGCCATCGCTTCTACCTACCAAATCCATTATTGAAGCAGAGTGCATGTGTTCATATCCTTTAACCATGTAATCCTTAAATTCTGCTGATAAGCCAGTATAATACCAATTAGTAGCTTGGTAAATATACCCATGATGATTTTGGCTGCTATCTGCATAACTTACTAAAACTTGAGGTTTTGGCAACATTTTTAGGCTTTCAGATACAAAATAAGATAATGTATTTTTTTCTAATCCATCATTTACAACAAGTCTATTTAATTCTAAAAACTGTTCTTGGTATTCACCACTAAAAGCATTTTTGACTAATGTATGTGCAACGGGTCTACCATAGCAAACAATTCCATTAAGTATATTGTTATTATCAAATAAGCCAAAAGCATAACTAATGCTTGGTATCCTTTTTGCATAATGCTTATTTAGTAGCCAATCTTTGCATAAATAATTATCAATACTTTTTACTTTGTATTTATCTTTAATAGACATTTTTTGTTCATTTTAATTTAGTTCACCAAATATACAAAAACATTTCGTACATTTGCCATGTTCATCAGTTATTTAGTTTTGAGGCATCCGCAAGGGTGCTTTTTTTATTTACCGAGTGGGTAGTTGTCCAAATCAGGTTTAAACTTCGCATCTATCAACTTTCGTAACTCGGTCTTATCGCCTTCGTATTCACGTTCGACATAGTGCGATACTTCAAGTAGTTGTTGGTAGTCTTGTGCGGATTCGATGCGTTGGGTTAATTGTTCGTGATTCATGTTTATTTTATTTTAGTTAAATTAATTAATTGTTCATCGGTTAATTGGGTGATGTAATAGCTATCTTCTTTGCGCTTTTTAACGTATAATTTCGGCTTATCTAGTTCGCCATAGCATACTTGGATACTAGCCTTAGAATTAAGGTCAAACGATAGGTAAAAGCCACCGTAACCAGTTTGATTAAATTCAACAGCATCATCCGTGTCGTGCCGTTTAAATCCTAGTTTTATGTAATCGGTGTAGTTCATTTTCGTTGTAATTTTAAAGTTTCTAAATATTTTATTTCTTGTCGCATATTTTGGAGTAATTCATAATCGTCAAGTCTAGCTTTTAAAGTAAAGTAAAGTTCTTTTAACTTTCTCAAATATTGTTGAGTGTATTTATACGACATTGGCGCAACTTTAATAGGGTGTACTTTATTCCGTCTAAGTATGCCTATCATCTCCCAATATTTAATACCTACTTTATCAGCTATTTCGTGCGTTGTTAAGCACCCATTAAACATTCTATGTGTGTCTAGTGCTTCAAGTTCTAGTTCTAGGTCTATCATGCTATCTGCGTTTTATTAATTAACTCAACCTTAGCCCCACAGATTTCTATTTGTGCTTTGCGTTTTTTGATTAGTTTGTAGGCTTTTTTGCGTTGCTCGTCAAATGGATAAATGTAATCTATCCACTTGATGCACGTGTCAAGAGTTTCATGAGTTTCACAACTATTGATTACTGATTTTATTTTTTCGGGTATCATTGTTAGTTAAGTTTTAGTTGAGTTAATCCGCAAGTTAATTTTATAGCTTCTAAAATATCATTATAAGATTCATCAACATAGTATTCAGAACCATCGCCTAAATCTACAACGCATTTATTTTTAGTAGATATATAAACCCCTTTTATTTTACCTATTTGAACCAAACATTTTGTGCCTGTTCCTATTGTTAATTCAATAAATTGTAATTGCATCTTATTTAAGTTTTAATGTGTTATAATAATTTCTAGCTTTCTCTATTTGACCTTTCAACTTCTCAACAACTGCTTGATCATAAGTAAACTCGAATACTTTAACCCTATCCGCTTTCGGGATTTCATTAATCAAATCGTTATTACGTTGGATTTGTTGGCATTCTGAAATGTAATCGGGATTATCGTAGTTACCGCCAAATTTATAAGATAGCTTTTGCATCTCATTGGATACTAAGTGTTGTGGTGTAGGTACTAAGCAATAGATTAAACGATAATTCTTTTTTCCAGTCAACCACATATAGCATTGCGCTTGTGTTGTGTACATGGTTGTCGGTTCTGCATTGAAGTATGTCTTTAAGTTCCATGAAGTCTTAATATCTTCAACGCAGTCCGTTAGAACTATATCGGGCGTTCCGACTATGTAATCGTTTTCTAACTTCTTAGCGAATCGTGAACGGAATTGGCCACCTAGAACTTCCTGCACCAACTCCATGCTATCTTGCTCACACGTATTACCTTTATCCATGTAGTCATTTTTAATGCTTTCACGAAACCCATAAGTATTATATAACCATAAATCTTCTACTAAAATTTTCGCTGTGTCGGATAAGGTACTAGAATCAGCCTCAATAACTTTATAAGTAAGTTTAAATAGTTCTGTAAAGTCGTTCGATTCTATTGCTTTGTCAATTATTTTATTTGCCTTTGCAGTAGTTAATTTTACATCACCTAAATAATACTCGGTTTTGCTTTTAGCTTCGGTCAATAACCCCCCTACTGATGATGAACGGAATAATATATTATTTGTTTGCATTGATTAATTCTTTTTTAGATTCGTAAATAGTGACTAAATTATATTTGCCTACCAAGTCATAAACTTGTAATAGTTCATCTTCGTTTGTGCATTGTAGTATATGCTTTGTAACTCTTTCTTTTTCTTTGGTGTTGTGGGTTTCTTCTGCTGATTCGGTATTAACCGATATTTCTCTAAATTCATCTTTGCCATAAATATCGCTAGCAATTCCAATATCGGCAGCGCATTTCTTTAGTGCATCGGTTGCAGCAGCCTTGTAATCATTACCTAAGTTCAATGGATCTTGTG